CGCCGTGTCCGACGCCTGAATGGCGCTGTCCGCTAGTGCGCCCTGCGCAGCCGTGGCATAGTCTGTCGGGTCGAATGCCTTGACCGCCGCGAGGTTTGTCACCTCGCTGTCCATAAGGGCACCAGCCGCCGTCACGTTGGCCGTGTCGGTTACATCTGCATTAGCTTCTACACCACTAAGGTCAGTGACACCAACAGTAAGTCCAGCGAAGGTTGGACTATCAGTAGTAGCTACTCCTTGGTCTAGGGCCTTTACCGCTGCGATATTAGTCAGTTCGCTGTCCATCAGGGCACCAGCAGCCGTCACGTTAGCAGTGTCGGTTACATCCGCGCCCGCCTCAATACCGCCGACCTTGGCGATGGCCGCATCGATCTGCGCGCCCGTGTATGCGGAGTTGTAGTCAGCCATTGGTTATCACTCCCGAACCTTGAATGTGTCGCCATTGGCGTCGATCAGGCTATCCGAGCCGGACGGTATGAAGAGGACATAGGTAAGTACAGCGCCGGCCCCGCCGAACACAGCCGTGAACACCGGCGAAAACACCGACGTGAAGCGGCTCTGGCGCAGAACGCCCTGTGTACGGGGCCTAAGCATTTTGCCTCACTATGTTGCAGTCACAAGCAGCCAGCCGTCAACGTGATGGTCGTATTCTGTGCCATGGTCTATCTCCGGTCATTTCGGATCAATTACGCCATACCATATCAGGCAGGCTTTAGATAGTCGTGTTGTCTCGGGTCACTTCCGTTCCGACGCCCAGCGTCAGTGACATGGCAGACCTATAGGTTGTTTCTAGTGTCAGTATCTCCTGACTGTAAAAATGAATTGCTTACGTTTGCGCAGATGTTGCTATCGCCTATGCGCGTTGTTGTCGTGTCAATTAGACGGATGCCGGTTGAAGCCCCATCAATAATGTTAGCCTCTACCGCGTTGTAGTTCACCGCGCCACCAGCACCATAAAAATAGATACCCTCGCTAGACCCGCCGGTCTGTTCGCAGATATTCCCAACAACGCTGTTTCTCTCAATTGTTGTGCCAGCATTAGCCCGGTAATAAATACTTCTAACTGTTGCCCCATGAATAACGTTTTTAGAAACAACTGTATTTTTGATGCTGGAAAGGTTTGCGTAAACATGGACAGCAATCGGCGCGTTCTTAATTCGGTTCCCTATAATAGCGGTAGATTCAAAGGGAGAAGACGCATAACCTGACAATGCATAAACGCCGACAGATGATGCTGAATCGGGAGATTGGATATACTCCACAATGTTTCCCGTCACGTTCATTTCCGCACGACTCCCACTATAGCTCATAAAAGGCTGGTGAAAAATTCCATGTCTACGCACGTTGTAGACGCTATTTCCGATAGCTGTGAATTGTTCGCCCTGACAGATTATGCCGTCGGCACTGGCAGCACCGTTTTGTATTGAAACATAGTTAAAGCTGTAATTCACTTCTGCGGTCGAGGGGTGAGCGTCAATGCCAGCGTCGAGTTGGTCAAGACATACGCAGTTGATTGCTTTCATATATCTGACGATACCGTTGGAGCCGCCAGTTGTGACGGTGTGCCGCATTGTGCGCCCCGTGTATCCATTAATTATGACATTATTGGAGGCGTTAATAGCCATTACCCCGTAGTTTAGTCCAACAACCGTGCTCGTGCGTTCGCCTTGGCCGCCGAGAACTTTTGCATCTGCACAAGTAGCAAAAAGAACATGACTATATTGGCAGTCGGTTGAGCGAAAATTTTCCACAGACACGTTGGCGCAGTAATTGAAGCGAATGCCAGTTTGCAAACTGGTAGCCGGGTCTCCCGCAATTGAGCAATTTCTAACAACAATATTTTCCCGCGTTGTCAGCGGTGCAATATTAGAATTGTCGGACAGAGTGTAGTTAAGATAAAGATCGTCGTAGAACGTCAACGTGTTGCCTGAAATATTTTTTATTTTGGCAAGCTCGCCCCCTACAGCGCTGCCCCACAAGACTTCATCGGATTGCAAGCGCACCCACTGGTCAACGGCTAATCCTGCAGCAGATGAAACAATAATCTGGTTGTCACCTTTGGCTGCGGCTGAGGTCAGGGAGATGTTGCTGCCCTGAATGCCATTGAACACAATGAATGTAGGAGTAGATGCCGCCGTAGAGATTGGGCCAGTCAGAGGGCCAACGAAGTTTGCGTTACGAATGACCAGATCGCCGCGCGTAACTTGAACGGTGTCGGAAATCTTGTAGGTCAGGCCACCACCGTCAATCACATTTGCCGAACTATCGACAGCAGCCTGAATGGCAACAAGGTCATCCGTCACGCCATCACCGACAGCGCCAAAGTCCTTGAACGACACACGATCTTGCAGGCGAGATTGAACCGTGCGGGTGACAGAGCCCGCGCCACCTTGGGTATACCCAACCAACGAAGAACCAGAAGACGCAACGAGATCGGCCCGTGTCGCAGCCAGTGATATAGCTTCCTGCAGCGCACCCTCGACGTTGTCTGAGGTATAGTACCCACCGGCGTCCGTGATCTGCGTCGTGCCGGCCTGTGCGGCCTCCTGCAGCGCACCCTCGACGTTGTCTGAGGTATAGTACCCACCGGCGTCCGTGATCTGCGTCGTGCCGGCCTGTGCGGCCTCCTGCAGCGCAGCCTCGACGTCCGTCGCGGTGTAGTATCCGCCGGCATCTGTGATCTGCGTCGTGCCGGCCTGTGCGGCCTCCTGCAGCGCAGCCTCGACGTTCGTACCGGTGTAGTATCCGCCGGCATCTGTGATCTGCGTCGTGCCGGCCTGTGCGGCCTCCTGCAGCGCAGCCTCGACGTTCGTACCGGTGTAGTATCCGCCGGCATCTGTGATCTGCGTCGTGCCGGCCTGTGCGGCCTCCTGCAGCGCAGCCTCGACGTTCGTACCGGTGTAGTACCCGCCGGCATCAGCGATGGAGATCGCGGCCGCAGTGGAGTACTCGCTCGCAGCATCCAACATGGAAGCCGCAGTGACGCGCATCTCTACGAGGGCGCCAGAAGTGAAGCTGGCCGCAGACGTACCATCCTGCGCCCGGACGATGGTCATGGCGTTCGCGACTCTCGCAGTCACCTTGACGATCTCGGTCGTACCCGCGGGAGACATAAGCGTGGCGTAGAAGTACTCCCCCGCTGCGAGCGTCGGAAACTGATCCTCGTCGACAACGACCATGCCCGTATCGGACGCGGAGATCGGCGTGGCGAGCGTGCTGGATACGTTATTCTTCAGTACAACTGTCATGCTATCCTCACGGGGCCAATGCGTCCACGATCTCTTGGAGCGCAGCTGCAGTCATGCGGAGCTCGACCCGGCTGGTGGCAAGGAACGGGATCGCCAGCGTACCTTCCTGCGCCCGTGTCACGGTGAACGCGTCATCTGTGCGGCCGGTGACCTTGACGATCTCCATGTTCCCGCTAACATCCTGCAGGGTCGCGTAGAAGTAGTCGCCGACCCCAAGCTCGGGGAACAGTCCTCCGGTCCCCGCGGCCACAGAGAAAGACGTTGCGGTGCTGCTCACCGCATCGGCCAAGGTCGTCGTGGCGTTGTTCGAGAACTTCAGCCCCATGGTCCCCTCATGCAAATCTGGGGGCGGTGGCACGCATGGTACCCCGCATGTTGCCGAGATTAGCACGCGCCCGGCGCTCCGTCATCTCGCGAATGAACTGTTTGGCATGGTATGCTGCCAGCTCACGGTCCGACCAAGTGACCTTCGGCAGGACAAGCAGATACTGTAGCGCGCTGTGCAGGATGGCTTCTTCGAGCTCGTTGAAGATGTGCTCTGCCATACCGTCGGCCGCCCGCGTGGGCTTCAGCGCGTACACCATGCGCATGTTATAGACCTTGTCGTCATCCGGGGCAGGCAGGACGATGTACTTGTCCGAAGTCAGCTGCGTGACCGCGCGGGGTGAAGATGCCTCCGCGAGGGCGCCGTCAGGTAGGACGAAGGCCGAGCCGGAGTTGAACTCCTCCGTGTTGAACTCGGCGGTATTCAGGCTATTCTCCGGAATCTCTTCCCAGAGCGTGGCAAGGTCCTGCCCGCTGTACGGGTCAGCCCAGTCGGGGAACTGGTACAAGGCCTGTTCAAGCGTAAGCCGGTCGAGCGGGCGGTCGTTGACCAGCGCGTCGAACAACACATGCACTTCTGTGTTCGCTGGCTTGTCGTAGGCATACTCATGGACACCGGGTAGTAGCGCAAACGTCGGCTGGACATAGCGCCATATGAGCGTGCGCTCACACACGCGGATCGCCGCATCCCGGATGTACTGGATCATCGTCTGCTGGGGACAGCCGGGTACGCTCGGGTTCAACCGAGGAACCAGTGATGCGAAGGTGCGGTCCGCCACTAGCTTATGCTCCTTGGATCCAGCCCGGCATCGTCATTGTCTGTCAACTCCCGGGAACCCAGTGAGAGTCCCATACCCTGAGTGAACGACTCGAAGAACAGTTTCGCGCGCCCCGAGTTCACATGCTCGTCATCGATGGACTCAGCGAGGTACACGGCACCGTCTACAAGCGTGGGGAAGTACGCATCAATCGGTGCCGTGATCGTATCGCCCAACGCGTAATCTGTCGGTACCTTGGCGTATTCTGCCGTGAGTATAACACCTGCAGTCGGCGCGGGGTAGAGGAAATACACGTTCGGATTACGCACATGGCGCATGAAGTTCACCGGCGTACCGGCCGCCTCACTACGCCAGCCGGGGTACGTCTGATCGAACACCTCACGATCCACCTCGGTAATGGTGTTGCCCCCTGTGACAGAGAAGATCTCCACGAGCCGGATAGAGTCGGCAGGCATCGTCTGGACAGTGGTATTCGGTGTCGTGCTGACGTCGCCAAGCTGCAAGAACAGATCCGGTCTACCCATAGCCATACGCTTCAAGGCTTGGTTGACAAACCCCAAGAGTACAGTGTCGGTATAACGCTGCGGAGTGCGCGTGTCGCTGATAAGGCGACGAACCTCGGCGATGACGTCAGCAGGTGTCATTCGGGCAGATCCCTCGATGCGTCGGCCTCGATCTCCGGGGCGACCCGTTCAGGCGCTTCTTGGGTGTCCTCGGTGGACAGATCGAGTGCTTTGGTCTTGCGCCGCGCCCGGGTCTTCTTGACCTTCTCCACCTGCTCCGGCTTGACGAAGCGTTCTGGGTACGCTTCCTCCTCGGTCACCGGCTCGCAAAGAGGGTTCTTGGCGAGGATTTCGTTCCACCCGTAGATAAAGCCGTCCTTCTTGTTGCGCAGGTACATCTTGGTCATTTCGATCTCCGTTTACCAGACGGTGTGACTGGCCACGACTTGCGCGCCGGACCCGTCTTCTTGGTCGTCATCGACCGCTTCTCACCAGCGGTCATCTTCTTGGCCGCCGCGGCGGGGCGACAGGCCGGGTAGGAGCGAGACTTCTTCTCGGACCCAGAGCGGCCGCAGGGTTTGCCGGTCTTCACATCGACCCACTTCTCCCCGAACCACTTGCCGAGCCCGCCCCTGCTCATCTCTTCACCCGGTTGTCCGGGCCGCGCCAGCCGCCACCGCGCTTCTTGTATTCCTTCGACGCCCACGCATTGGCATAAGCGCTTGGATATACGTCGAACTTCTTCTTGGCCTC